TAGCCTGTCACCACTGTAGTCAGCAGTTTGGACTATGCTAATATCATACCAAAGGGGTGAGCAGCATGACCAACGCTGAGCGTAAGGAGCTGCAGGACAAGCTGGCAGAGATGATTTATTCTCTGCTTTTTGAAAGCAATAAGTCCGACAAATAGGGGTAGCCTACATATAGGCAGGCGAATAAGCACTTCACGTTTTGTGGAGTGCTTATTTTTTTTATTTTTCTTTCCTTTTGGAAGTTTTCCATTTTAAAAACTCCAAATAATCATAAAGATTAGTTAAGTCTTCATCGGAAAGATCGTCAAGAAAAAGGCGAATGTTTTCGATTATTTCGTCTTTTTTCTTTGAGTTCTCGGTAACATTTACCGAGTCCTGATAGAGGTAGTTTGGATCAACTGATAGGACTTTAAAAATATTTAACAGAACATCTTCTTTAGGGCTTGACGTTCCATTCTCATAATTGCATATTGCCGATTTTGTAACGCCAAGCTTGTCAGCTAATTGCTTTTGTGTCATTCCAAGTTGTTCTCTTTTTTCCTTTATTCGTGACCCTAGACTCATATGTTTCCCTCCCTTCTATACTTATATTCTACCACAATAATACAAGTATGTCAAGATAAAAGTACAAGAAATTTGATATTAATATCAAGAATTGTGTACAAATTTTAATGCGAATATTTGTACACTTTTGTACAAGAAACTTGTACAAAACATCTTGACAGTTCAAGAAACTTGTGCTAGAATATATGTAAAGTACAAGAAACTTTAACTAATCCATGAAAGGAGATGTCCATTATGACAAATAAGGCTAAGAAATCAATCGTAGCAGAACAGCTTAAGAAGATCATTGATGACAGAGGTCTTAAGCAGAAGAAAGTTGCCGAAATCCTCGGCTACGACTACAGAACATTCAACAATATGCTGAATGGCTATAAGATGATAACAACTGATGATGTGATTATCATTGCTACGAAGCTTGGTGTTGAGCCTAATCAGCTTTATGGCTGGTCAGCATAATAACATTTTGTTGAGATTAACAAGACGATAAAAAGAGGTGATACCAATGTCAAAATCAACAGACCATGAGTTCAATGAGATAGTATACGACAGTGTTCTTCCTGAGATTGCAAGAGCTTTCTGCTCTTTAAAAAAAGAAGTCTCAGGAAATAAACTCGTGAATGAGCTATCTCCTGAGGAAAATGAGATTATAAAAATCAAAAGCAAAACGTTGAACAAAGTCATAACAGACTTTATTCAGAAACAGCTATGATCAAGGCGTGAACTGATTCACAACATATATTTCAGCAAGTTTCTTGACCAATTCAAAAGTCATTGCTTTGGCTTTTGTCTTAACAGTGTTCCACAGCTTAGAATCTCGAATGCTGTCGAGATACTGATGACCCTCATATGTGATACTGCTGTAGACAATAGTTATAATCTTGCTGTCTGTCCCTACTGGTTTTGCTTCGATATACTTGGCTTCCCAGAGCTTCGTTGAGGCATACGCAATATCGGCTCGTGAGAAGTCTGGCATTTTCTCACAGACCTGCTTAAGGGTTAAGCTTGGAAATGACAAGCTATCGTCCATGACTAGGTTTTCTTCAAGAGTTAGCAAAAGTTCACGAACACAATCATAGTTTAGTTTCATAGTTATCCCCCCTTTCTGATATATTTCAAATTTATTATATCATACAAGGTGGGAGCATTCAAGTTAAATAAGGAGAATAAAAGTGACAAACCATAAGATAAAAGACTATCATAAGAACCGCCTTGCATTCGAGGTCATAGTCAAGAACTACGAGATGCTTTGCACCCTGCTGATAGTGCTGAATAAGGAGTATCCCAAGATATTCTATCCTAAGAAATGCCGCCAATGGATAGACGATTTTGCAGACAACTGCAAAATTGCCAACGAGTGGGACAAGGACGGTGTATATGCCTATAAAATGCAGCGGGCGTGCGAGAATAGCGGCATAGATCTGAACATGGTAGTAACGTTCGTTGAACGGAATTGCAAAGAGTTCAATCCCCAGAACAGGGCTATTCTGGCGGACAACATCAAGCTGGCGCTGGTGCAGACCGCCACAGAGTATGGCGTGGGCGGCAAGCGTATGAAAGCCATTCAGAACGCCATGTTGGAAACTTTCATTGACAATCCTAGGGAGCAGGTCAAGGCGCTGGGTATAGATGATTACATCGAAGAATGCACAGTGGATCAGGTCGATATCCGCAAGTTCAGAGTCAAAGACAAGGTCAGGACTACCCTGCAGGAGCAGAAAGAAGCCTTAGCAGGCTTGGAAGCGTTCCGGCGCTGGTCAGCTGAGAATGTAAAAAAAGAGGGGCAGTAAAGTGAAAGAAACGATTGATATTCCCGTAAGCGTTACATATCGCATAGAGGACGGCAAGATCATAGAAACACGCCGCAAGGTCAAGAAGATACCGGCTGACGTTATCGCAAGCATTCTTTACCGCCATTTCAAACAGAAAGAGAGGAATAAGAAGTGCTGCACATCATGAAGATAGACGCCATTATCGGCGAAAGAACAAACGCTGAGATAGAAAGAGCCATTAATAAGGCTCAGCTTGTCGGTGACAAGCTATGGCATGGAGATCTGAGCAAAGAAGACATCCTAAGCTACTACGTGGCGCAGACCATAGAGAAGCATTTGGTGGCTGATATCGAGGAGCGTATCAAAGAGTTGGAGGGTGATGGAGATGTACGCAAAGAGTGATACCCGCAATTCACTGATATCGCAATCCGTCATCAGAATAGCAACGGATATGGGAATTGAAAGCTATGTCCGAGAGATACGCCACGGCTATTCTATATGTGCCGGCGAATTCATCATCGTTGACATGGCGGACAATACCAGCGTTAAGATGATAATATCAGATTATGACGGTTATTATCAGCAAATCAAAAGAAACATGAGAAAATGGAGGAAAAATTATGACAAGAAAAGACGTAGTCCTTGCAATCAGTGAAGATGTCAAGGCGGTTGATTACCTGGCAATGAGGGAGCAGAGAGACAAGCATAACAAGCTCGTTACCCGCCGAAAGCGAGAAGATCGCAGAGAGTGCTTCGCAATGGCCTTGCTGACTATCTTTTTTGCATTCATGATAATAGTAGTAATGCTCGGCCTTGGGCAGGTATGGGAGATGATCTACTGATGTATGATTTCAACAACGCAGTCAGACTTAACCGCATAGGTGGTGAATATGTCATCACTGTGGACGGAAAGCCGTTGGAAACGTCACTCAGCTCTAATCAGCGCCGTAATCCTCTTATAGCTGTCAGCAGATATGTGTCAGCAATAGACGAATACCTCAGAGGGAACGTCAAGAAGTATCTTGCTGAAAACGAGCTGAACGTAGTCACGGGCTGTAATGTCTGCATGGAGTGTACAGACTGCAAGTTCTATCACCTCAATGACGCTGAGAGCAACTGCCGCGTAGGTGACAACAATGAGTAAGACCGTATACGTTGATAAGACTATTTATCGAAAAGAATCTAAGCAGTTTCCTAACGTCAAGTATCGTTTCAACCTTGCCAACGTCGTGATACATAGTATGTATGCCATGTATCTTAAGAGCCGTGGCATACCGAAGACCATAGGGCTTACAGACAAGCAGCGTTTTGATTTTGAAAAGCGTATTCAATCTCTTATCGACAACGGGTCTATCGTAGTGACAGAAGTCGAAGCAGGAACGAAAGGAAAATGAAAATGAGTACCATAGGAATAATACTGTTATCCATAGCGACGCTTATCGTTGTGGATATCGTGATGTACATAGTACTTGGTGCCATTGAAAAGCACTGGGAGAAAAAGTTTAAGGAGGATAAAGATGACGAAAAATGAGATAATTACTGTGGCTAAATGCTGTATAGTAGACAACTGTGGACCATGCCCACTTATGGGTACGGATAATTGCATTACTGGTTTCATGAATCATATTCTCGAATACATGAAAAACGAGCCTGCACCTGCGGCAACAGGCACAAGCTCGGAGGTATCTGTAAAAGAAGATACCGATAACATACACCTTGATGATAACACAAAAGGGCATATTTGTCAAGCATATAATACCGCTGACGAAGCCTGCACAAATATGCTCACTATCTACGAAGGAATGTCGGAATGTGAGCAGAGAGCCTTTGATATAGGCGAGGTGTACGGAAAAATATACAGCACGAGGGATAAGCTTGAAACTTTCCTAAAGGAGCTCACAAAGGAGGGGGAGCGTAAATGCCGGTAATAACAGACGTTGACCTGCTATGCTATAATGCTGAACTTGCAGGCGCCAGAAAGCGGCTTGATTACAAATCGCCCCCGCCAAGGCATAACGCAGGCCCATGTATTTTCTATAATAGCATAAGACAAGAATGTATGGCGCTGGTCGAAAAGCCAACGCAAGAGACTTGCACACGCTGCAAGTTCTTCAAAACCAGAACGGAGGATTATAATGCAGATGAATTCAAATAATCAGAAACCAATATTTGATTGGAGAAAGTTTAAGTATGAGAACATAGCTGTTCACGTCAAGACTCAGGAAGAATACGATAACTTTATGAAAGAATGCAAGGCGCAGGGGTTTGCATGGTGCACTGGCAAAGAAGCTGATATGCCCAATCTTTGGCCAGACTGCGCATATGATATGTGCATAATATATGACAATAGTGGGCTTGTAAAAAAGGGACTGCATTATCAAAGACTTGGCTTCTGGAAGGACACGGGATATAGAATAGAAGAATTCGCAAATTTCTATTTTCCAAAAGATTACCAGCCGCTTAATTCAAACAGCAATATCCCAGAAGAACAGATAGAATTCTTGGAAAAGCCAACAACGCACACCTTGAAGCTGGAAGAATGCTTCTGTGAAGCAGTTGTCACAGGTAAGAAGAGTTTTGAAATTCGTAAAAATGACAGAGGTTTTCAGCCCGGAGACACGATTGAGTTCATTCCAGTTAGTAACGGACATACTGCTATTCATGTGATATCAAACCACAGATATAGGATAACATATGTCCTAAGTGGTTGGGGGTTGAAGAATGGATATGTTGCATTCGGAATAGAGGAGGTAAAGAGATATGACTAGCTACAGAGAGCAGGCGTTGAAGAAACTCACAAACGAACGAGAGGGCGTTAAGCTTAGCGGTGGAGCATCGGCGAACACAGTGCTGAGCACTATCATTCAGCCTGTCATAGACGCACTTGAAAGCTTCGTCAAGCAAGACGAGGAGTTCGCACAGGCGGTCGCTCAGGGCGGCACACTTCAGAAGTGTTTTGAAGCAGTTTACAAAGCAATTAAGGATAGCAACTTTGCGCTATCCGACTTTAAGACTTATGAGACCGCAGCAGGTTTTTTCTTCCCTGGCTGTAAGATACGCTATCACATGGATATAGACCTCTGCGGTAGCGTCAGCAAGGAAGCGCCGGAGCAGAAGCGCAAGTCGATCACAGTTTCCTTTGATGACTTATTCTGATCTGAGGTGAGTCGATAATGTGGAAAACTGATGAGCACAAGCAAGAGCTGGATATATTCCCCGTATATACAGACCACCTCACGCCCGACCAGCGTGCTGACATTGAGAGTTTCCCACAGCTCAATGCCAATGATTGTAAAAAAATTAATGGTTGTTTCACGCCTTACATATTTTACAAACGCACAAGTGCAGGAAGATACACTTGTTTCTGCACAAACTGCAACAAAGAATACAAAGTCAATCTGAACGATGTTGATGACATCTATCATGTGCAGGACGAAGTCAGACACGGATACAAAGGTGTATGTCCGTACTGCAAGGTCAATGCTGAGTATAAATCTGCTGGATACAAGCAAGTGGGGCTTGCCGAGGCCATAGACCTTTGTGTGTATAAAGTTGTCGATGATTTGGTCTACATATTTGCAGCAGTAGTCGAGAAGAATTATAACCTTTATTCTACAGATGACTACGATAGAGAGCCGAACATTGTTGTTGACATCAAGAAGATGTACGTTTTACGAAAAGGACGAGCAGAGGTGTACGATGTCGGCTATGCGTACACACGACACGGCTTTACAGCATTTTTCCGCCCAATAAAGAAAAAAATTTGCCAAGCCTTTAACGACGGCTTTGCAAGTCGTCCAAAAAGATATCTTTACAAAGAGACACTTCGTAACACGTTTTTAAAGTATTCAGGGATAGATTTTGTGAAAAATGGCTACATCACCCAGTTCGATCAGGAACGCTACTACACAGCGTATGCTATGTATCCCATACTTGAAATGGCCACAAAGATGGACTGTGCAATGTTCGTTCAGGACCTTTTGTGGAGGAATAAAAAAAACTATAAGATTCTTGACTGGTCGGTAAAGTCGCCGAAAAAGTTCTTCAAGCACCTAACGCAAAATGAGGTCAAAACCATTCTTGAAGATCACACGCCGGCAGAAGTTATTGAGGTGTATCAGGACTTCAAGCGCAAAGGCAAGAAGAAAGACCTTTTCTACTGCCGAATGTATAGCTATATCATTGATTACTGTACCAGCATTGAAAAGGCAGGCGTTGATCCAGAGCAGGCATTAGAATACCTGAGAAAAGTCATGAAGCACTCTCCCGAAGAAGAACGTTGCGAAGACGATCACTCAGAGATAAGGCGCCTTGTCAAGCTGTATGACGATTATGCCAATATCGGCTTGAAAATAGGCTATGATTTTCATTTAAAAAACATAGCCTTTCCGAGAGACCTAAACGAAGCGCATGATAACGCAGTTGAGAACTTCAACTTCATGGAAGAAGAACGCAAGAGAAAAGAAGCCGCCGAGCGTGAGGAAGCCTATAAGCCCAGATACAAGAAGCTTTGCAAAAAATATAAGGGCTATAGCTATCCAGGCATTCAACTGGTCGTGCCAAAGAATGCCGAAAGCATCATCAAAGAGGGAAAGGAATTGCAAATATGCGTCGGCGGCTATGCTTCAAGGCATTGCAACGGCGCCACGACAATTCTATTCATCAGAAAGCCGTCTGACCTTGATAAGTCATGGTTTACGATTGAAATAGACAATGCTGACCATATCGTGCAATGCCACGGATTTAAGAATGAACAAGTCAAAGACCCTTTAACGGGCAAGAAGCTTGAAAAGCCTGAAATAATCAAGGCGTTTGAAGTCAACTTCCAAGAGTGGCTGAATAGCCAGAAGAAGCTGACTAAAAGGAGAAAAGCAAGCTAGGAGGAATAACAATGAACGAGATCAAACTAAGACCCGGTGAGGAGTTCGTATATAATGGTATACGTTTTATATGCCTCGACATTATCGACGGCAACTACTTAGCGATAACGGCTGAGTGCTTGTGGAAAAAGCGTTTTAACAATGAGTACAAGGACGGCTGCAACAACTGGAAAAAGTCAACGCTCCGCCGATTTCTCAACGAAGATGTGCTCAAGGAATATTTTGATACAAAGCAGCTTATAAAGCAAACGTCTGACCTTATCGCCGATAACGGCGACAAAGCCTGTGGAACGTGTGAGGACTATATAACGCTGCTCAATTGCGACCAGTACCGCAAGTATAGAGATTATGTGCCGCTTTTTGAAGAATGTATGTGGTCGCTTACTCCGTGGAGGTGCGGCACTAACTACGATCACGCCGTGCGTTACGTCACCCCGACAGGTGCTATCAGCTACGGCTATGCGGACAGCAGTTACGGGATCGCCCCAGTTTGTTTGTTTAAAGCTGATAATCTCATATTGCGCCGACAGGCGCAGCTTATACCCGCTGAATAACTAATCAAAATAGGAGGAAACGCAATGGAAAACACAGAAATCACAGTATCTATGAAAACGGCTATGGTAGAACACCAGCACATATGCGAATGCTACAGGACAGCCGCAACGGCTATCGTAGAGATGGGCAGGTCACTGAAAAATATCAGAGATTATAAGCTCTACACAGCACTTGGCTATGAGTCTTTCAAGAATTATCTTGAAAGCAATGGTGATTACACGTTCAAAGAACGTCAGGCGTATACCTATATCAAACTCTATGAGGACAACAGTACAAAGTTTCTAGAAGAACACGCAAGTATAGGTGTAACAAAGCTGGAGCTTCTCTCCAAGCTTCCGGAGTACGAACGTGAAGAATTCGCTGACACACATGACCTTGGCGGAATGACAGTTGAAGAAGTCAAGAAGCTAATCAAAGAAAAGCAGGCATTAGGCGAGCAGCTGACATTCCTCGAGGAGGAGAAGAAGGAGCAGACAGAAAGCGCCGAATCTCTCAGAGCTGAGCTTGAAGAACTGAGAGAAAAGCTTAAGCAGGCCGAGGACAAGCCTATCGAGGTAGTTAAGAGAGACCTCGACGAAGAAGAGATTGACAAGATAAGGCTGTCTATCCGTCAGGAACTTCATGCCGAACATATGAAAGAGCTGAATTCGCTGAAGAAGTCAAGCCGTGAAGCCGTGAAGGCGGCAGAAGCTGAAAAAAATAATGCCCTTAAGAAAGCACAGACAGAGCGTGACAATGCAGTTAAGGAAGCCGTCGCTAAGTATGAAACCGCCCTCAGTAAAGCTAAGGCTGAGGCAGAAGAAGCGGACCATGCCAAGGCAGAGTTAGAAAAGAAATTGAAGTCAGGCAATGCAGACGAAGCAAGGGTTGCGCTGAAGATCATCTTTGAAAACGTTCAGAAAGGGCTTACGGAATTCATTGAAAAAATCAATGATATTGAAGACCCACAAACCAAGGAAAAGTTCATTACTGTCACAAGCAAGTGGCTCAGACAGGCGGCTGATGACCTTGAGGGGTGAGCTGAATGACCAGAGAATTGAAATGAAGAAGAACACCACCTATGAGGAAAGAAAAGCTAATGGAATATGCCCATATTGCGGGCGAGAAAAAGCTGTTCCTGGATATATTATGTGCAAGAAATGTAGAGAACAGAACAAGGAAAGATGTAAGAAACGCTATGACCAAGCGAAAGATAAAGGGCTATGCACACGTTGTTACAAGAAGCCATCGATTGAGGGTCAAACAATGTGCAGAGAATGTCTTGCGAAAATGCTAGCGAAAGACAAAGAAAAGCGATATGGCGGAGTATGCGATATGGATTGTTTCAATTGCAAATATGATGACTGCATTAATGACAATGTGCCAGAATGCTATGCTGACCTGCCCTTTGAGGAAAAGGAAAAGATTCAAAAACGTAACCGAACCCGATATCACGAACTTAAAGAGAGGGGAATTTGTGTAAAATGCGGAAAGCTGCCTGCAAAAGAAGGAATCACTCTTTGTGAAAGTTGCGCACACAAGAGAAGTAAGAGGGAGAAGAGGAAAAGGGCAGAAAATCAGCAGATCAGCAAGCGGGATTTATGGCGTGAACAAAGAAAATGTTATTTCTGCGGAGGAGAATGTGTGCAAGGCAAGAAGGTGTGCACGAAACACTATGAAATGCTCAAAGCTATGGCAATGCATATGCGTGAAAGCGAAAGGAGCAAAATCGCAAGAGAACGGTTGAAAAAAGTATACTTTGCGGGAAGACAACAATAGAATTGTGAAAGGAGAAATCACTATGGAACACAAGTGTAAGTTCTGCGGAAGGAAGATAGGAACCGCACATTATATCCACAAAAAGGATTGTACGTGCGGGCTTTGTACAAAGTACTGTATGAGCGAATGTCAACTCTCAAAGAATGGCTTGTTGAGCTGGCATAAAGAGCCGTGCGTATCTTGTGAGAGAAACCCATATCGTAAGAACTATAAATGGAACGGAAAGGAATGGACAAAAGATGATTGATATTGACGGTTTCAAGGAATATCTTTACGAAGAGGAGCTTGCGCCGAACACAATAGCAACATATGTCAAAGGCGTAGAAAAATATGCTGAAAGGTTCGACACCATAACGAAGCCGAATTTAATTGAATTCAAACGCTATCTGGTCGAGAATTACAAGCCGCAAACTGTAAATCTCCGAATAACTGCCTTACTCACCTACTGCAAGTATAAAGGAATAGAAATGAAGTTGAAACAGGTTAAGTTAGCTAAGAAAACAAGCATTGACAATGTCATTTCACTTGACCAATACAACCGACTGATAGATGGACTTAAAAGAGACGATAATATGCGGTGGTATATTACTATCGTTGTCTTAGCAAGAACAGGAATGAGGATATCGGAAGCTTTAAAAATACGCAAGAGCGATATTATCAATGGGAAAGTGACCTTAAATGCTAAGGCACATATGAGAACAATATTTTTCCCAAAAACGCTAACAGATGAGATACTTCCCTATCTTAGCAATGTTTCTGATGATGATTTCGTTCTGCAGAATCACAATGGTCAGCCTATAACATCACGAGGGGTTTCTGGTGAGCTCAGACGTTTTGCAGACAAGTACGGCATACCGAAGGAAGTAATGCACCCACATTCGTTTCGACATTTCTTTGCTATCGAATTTGTTAAAAGAAACAATAATATTTCGCTGCTTGCTGACCTACTAGGACACGGAAGCGTTAACATCACGCAGATATATCTACGTCAGTCAGAAGAACAACAGAAAACAGCTGTTGATAATACTGTCAATTGGTGACAAAGGGTGAGAACAATGAGATGTGGTGATAAGAGAATGAGATCAGAATACATATTTCCGCTCCTGCTGATTCTGCTAGACGTGGGAGCGGCTAGCATATACGCTGTGCAAAAGGACTACAAAAAGGCTGTCTATTGGTTAGCAGCGGCTGTGTTGAATGTGACAGTGACATTTTAAGGAGGTATAACAATGGCTGATAAATACATTAAAGTTGCTAGCTTAAAAAATAGACTTAATTATATTTTTAGAAACTATGGCACATCAAAGTTTATTATGGATAAGGTAAACGAGGCGATAAAAAGCGTTCCGTGTTATTTTAAAGGAGAATTGGACACAACTCTTGAAGTTGCAGATGTGCAGGAGGTCAAGCACGGATATTGGAAATTTCACGAAAAAACAAAACTCGTGCCAGCCAATAAGGTTGGCATAAAAGAAGAATACACTAATGGTCATGATTGTACTGTCGTTGACAATACAAATGTCAACAAGAAAATCATGATTATGAAAAAACGTATAACATTAAAAATTCCTATATGTTCGGTCTGCGGTTGGTGTGGGCATGATGAATGCGATGCAACGCCATACTGTCCTAATTGCGGAGCTAGAATGGACGGTGTCCTTAGTGAATAAGAAGGCTATACCAACAGAACACATAGAGCAGGCGTTGCTGTTTAAATGGGCGATGTTCAGCTCAGGTAAGTATCCCGAACTTGAAAATATGTTCGCCATACCCAACGGCGGATATCGCCATTATAGGACCGCCGCAGAACTCAAAGAAGAAGGCGTTAAGTCAGGAGTTCCTGATATAATGCTGCCGGTCGCACGTGGCGGTTATAACGGACTTTTTATAGAAATGAAACGAACCACCGGCGGAAGAGTTTCGGAAACTCAGCAGAAGTTTCTGAAAACGCTTAATGACAACGGCTATCTTGCAGTTGTCTGCAAAGGATTTGAGCAGGCGCAGGAAGCAATCTTGAAGTACCTTAATAAAGGAGTGAGAAAATGAAAATATCTAAGCTGAAAAAAATATGCAGTAAAGCGGCTAAGACCATATCCTACTTCTATAATGAAAATGATAATTCATTATGGATCGGCTCAGGAAGTGCAATATATCCGCTTTACGGCATGCCGAACATGAATACCAGCGAGCAGTTACTCACGCTTTTTGACATTAATGAAAGTGACCGTGAGAATTGGAAATGTAAGCAGCTGCCACCTGCTATTGAAAGCAGCATTGTTATGAACATCGCTTCATGCACAACAGGCAAGATTATAGATCGTCGTTCAACATTCGTTGCCGGGCCAAGCGAATATCAGATATTCTCAGGCACAGAAAAAGTACATATATGCCCGAAAGCATTTCTTGAAGTAATAGATGATTATGAAATTCTTACATACTATTCCATTGATGATATGATAATCGTCAAAGCAGGCTTACTGACACTCGGTGTACTGTGTGAAACCCATGGCGTTGTAACACAAGAACTTCTTAATGACATTAATTCCATGCACGATATGTTACAAGAAGTATTCAACAGGGATTGCGAAGAAAAAGACAAGAGCAGAAATTATGAGCAATTGGCAATGACAGAGTGAAGCCCTATATATTATATATAGTATAGAACAAGTGTTCAGCCCGTGTGTAAGCACGGGTATGAGGGCTTGTAATGGGTCTTAATAACTCGGACAGTGGGAGGAAATGACAATGAGCCTTATGAGATACAGAGAGCAAAAGTATATTTATGGAAACTACATGGAAGTGAATATGTATCCTGTCTATGCCTGCCCACGTTCTTCTAGTCGAAAGAAGAAAAGAAAGCCGACAAGCAAGGTGCAGGAGAGATTGAATCAGATCAATGCTGAAAGAGCTCTGGCAAGACTTATCCCTGCAAACTTCACTGACAAAGACTATAAGTTCGAGCTGACCTATGCGCCGCAGAATAATCCTGCTGACCTTGAGCGTGCCAAGAAAGACTTTGCTAACTTTGTCAAGCGTGTGAATAGAGCAAGAGTCAAGAGAGGCTTACCGAGAATGAAGTATATTTATTCCATTGAGCAGGGCTCAAAGTCTGGACGTATCCACTTCCATGTTATCATGACAGGTGGTCTGACTATCAACGAGATAGCATCCATATGGGGCAAGGGCTATGTTGACAAGGTCCTGCCATTGATGTTTGACCAGACAGGCTGTGCAGGAATTGCAAAGTATTTCTGCAAGCAGAAGATTTCAGATCAAAACAACGGCAAGCACGCCAAGCGTTATGTTGCGTCAACGAACTGCGTTAAGCCGCAGCCGCAGAATAACGATTATCGTCTGACGAAACGTGCGGTGCAGAGCATGGCATATAACTGTGATAACCCGGCGCTGTTCGAGAATATGTATCAAGACTATTACTATGCTGATTGCCGACCATTCTGGAACGAGGATAACGGCACGTTCTACATATCGCTATTCATGTACCGCCGAACAGCGAAGCTGAACATATAGGGGGTGAGATGATGAGTCTTAAGGGAGCTGAGCTTAGCGTGATATGTGATGATTGCCATAAGGCATTCATAGTCTGCGTTCGCAAAGAGAGATTTCAAAGCATAGAGGGGGACGTATGGTGCTATAACTGCCCTCACTGTGGTAAGTTATACGTTGCATATATCGACGATAACCTGACACGTCATGCCCATGCGCTTCAAAAAAATGGTGTTGTGTTGAAAGATATCTTGACGAAAATATCAAGAGAATTATCTGCAAGGCAGGGAAAGGAGAAGAATTAATGGACTCATACAGACAGGGATATATCAAAGCATTAATCGACGTGAAGAACTATGTCGATAGCCATTCGCACGTGATGAAGCACTACAAGCTTTATAATTCAAAGAAACTACCTATGCTTTTACAAGCATTTATTGACAACGCCGATGAAATGATTGCAATGGGTGATATGATAGAATTGACATTGACGTTCGATCAGAAAAGCATTAAGAAGTCCAAGGAGAATTATCATGACTAAGAAGCGATTGTTGTCATATCGACAACTTAAGGCTGAGCTGAAGTGGGTAAGTGAAGATAGTGACGATTATCGCAGCCTGAAAGCAGAGATAGCAGAGATTGAAGCATATGTGTCAGGCATTGATGACGCATTCATCAGGATTATTTTTCGCCTGCGTTATCTTGTCCCACGCAAGGACGGAGCTTGGCAGCCGCCGTCATGGGCGTGGATAGCCAGGCAAGCCAATGCTTCAGAAGATTACTGCAAGGGCAGGCATTGCAAGTTCTGTAAGAAAAACACGCTGTAACACGCACGAACACACTCTGCGTGCTATGATGATAATGCGGGGTTGTTGTTATAGTTTTTCCATAGGTTTATGTCGGTGCAAGGGCCACGTTGTATGACGTGGTCCTTGTGCTATATATGCGAGGTGATAACGTGTATAGTACGAGTCAGATCAGAGAGCTAATCAAGGAAGGACGAGTTGACAAGTTCTATAACGATCGCTATTGGCGGAAGTTCAGCAAGAGCGTTATCGCAGAGCAGCACAATGAATGCCAGATATGCAAGTGCAAGGGTAAAGTGACGAGGGCAACTATTCTTCATCACGTCAAGCACCTTAAACAATTTCCGCAGCTTGCATACAGTCGGTATTACTATGACGATAATGGTGAACGGCACAGGCAGCTGCTTGCATTGTGTCACGACTGCCACGAAGCACAGCACCCAGAACGGCGCTGGCAAGAACGTGCAGATAACTTCGTCAATGAGGAGCGGTGGTGAGCGCCTTGCGGCGATACCCCCCGGGGTCAAGGGTCGAAAAATTTTTTCGGCCTTGTACAACGGGAGGCACAAAAGACAAATCCGCCCTCGCACGCACGTGAGAGAATTTTTTCAAAAAAATCAAATGTAAGGAGTTGGCAAGAGTGAAAAAGCCTAGTCTATCAGAGATTGAAAATTCGTTGACAGAACAGCTTGTCCAGATGGGAGCTTCTGTCGATTTCTACAAGTCGCTTGTCGCAGATTATATGTTCTACGAGAAGCAGGAACGAAAAATGCAGGCTGATATTCGTAAGAGAGGACTGACCTATATGGCGGTTTCTGCGGTAGGGAAAGAGTATGAAAAAGACAATCCCTCCGTAAAGCAGGCGTATATGTACAATAAGCAGAAACTTCAAATTTTGAAAGACTTGGGTTTGTCAACTGACAAGGTCAAGAACCTTGACGATGACGAAGAGCTGTAAGGGGCAAGAAGCTCTTGACCTCACGTATCTCGCTGACTATATCAGCCTAGTCGAGGAGCATAAGTATCCGTATTGTGTTGAGCAGTATCAGCTTATTGACTACGTCAAGCGCATGTTCTTGTCAGAAGATATCTACATTGATGCTGAACAAGCTGATAAGTATTTCAGCTATGAAAAATATTTCCCTTTTGGCCTTTTTCCTTGGGAAAAATTCGTATTTGTACTTCACAACTGCACATATACCGCAAGCGGTTCCTTACGTTGGCCGGTGCTATTTTTGTATGTTGGGCGAGGAACAGGAAAAAACGGATACTTAGGATTTGAAGACTTTTGCTTGCTCACACCTACCAATGGCATCAAGCATTACAACATTGATATTTTTGCAACAACAGAAGATCAAGCAGAGACCACATTCAAAGACGTATATAACGTTCTGGAAGACAATCGTGACAAAATGCAGCGGTTCTTTTACTGGAACAAAGAAGTGATAATAAATCTAAAAACGAAGTCTGAATTGAAATTCCGAACATCAAGCCCGAGGTCAGCCGACGGCGCACGTCCGGGAAAGGTAGATCATGACGAGGTACACGCCTATGAGAATAGCAAGCTCATTGATGTTGCTGTCGGTGGTCTCGGAAAAGTACCAAGACCCCGCCGCACTATCATGAGTACTGACGGCTTCGTTCGAGAAGGACCTCTCGATAAAGAGAAAGCCAAAGGCATAAGAATTCTTAACGGCGAGATTGAAGACAATGGTATGCTTCCGTTCATAGCCCGGGTGGATAGTCCCGAAGAAGTCGAAATGCCTGAAATGTGGTATAAGGCAAACCCCTCACTGCAGTACCTTCCTGATCTTCTCCAAGAGATGAAGACGGAATTTCAAAACTATCTGGACGATAAGATAAGCAATATCAGTTTTGCAGTTAAACGCATGAACTGTTTGCCACAGCAGACTGAGGGCGGTATAACCGCATTTGATAATATCCTGGCAACTAATCAGGATATCACGCCGTATCTGCCGAAGCTTCAAGGCAGACAATGCACAGCAGGCTTTGACTATATGAAGACAGATGACTTCCTTTCAGCAGGCTTGCTCTTTGACGTAGACGGAACTGATGTGTGGCTAACACATACTTGGGTGTGCAAGGCTTCTGCAGATCTGTCAAGAATTAAGGCGCCACTGCAAGAGTGGGAGGCGGCGGGGCTACTGTCATTCGTTGACGGTCCAGAGATTCCGCCTGAGATACCCGTTATATGGGTGGCACAGAAAGCGGCGGAGCTTAACGCCAATGTCACAATGACTGGCATAGATAACTACCGCTATACGCTGCTTAGGAGGGCACTCAAAGAAAATCTCTACGCTTCTGATGAAAAAGGTTACGGAAATATCATGCTTGTTCGTCCGTCGAATGAAATGATGATAATGCCTGTAATCACAAGTCAGCTGGTGAATCATAAGCTTGCAGTTGGAGACAATCCCCTTTTCCGCTGGGCTATGAATAACACCAAGGTCTGCACTTCGTCCGCAGGCAATATGACGTATGGAAAAATAGAGCCTAAGTCCAGAAAGACAGACCCTTTCAAGGCATATGTTGCTGCGAAAGCAGCGCAGAATAAAATTGCTGAGCAAATATCAAGTATGCCTATGGATATGAATATTATGGACGTATTCACATACTAGCAAAAACAGAGAGGAGGTAACGCAATGGGGCTGAGATCACTGTTATCACGCATAATGAATGCTAAGAGTGATGAAGTGATAAGTGTCCGGTCGGTTGGGTATAATGACGAAACGAGAATTGCCGTTCAAGCATACGCAGTTCAAGTTGTTGTTGAAATCCTTGCGGCACTGGTTTCAAAGTGCGAGATAAAAACCTATCGTGACGGCAAGTCATTCCGTGGCGAAGAATGGTATTTGTTCAATATCAAACCTAATGTCAATCAGACCGCCGTGCAATTCAAGAACGAGCTTGTCCGCAAGACCCTCGTGCGTGGTGAAAGCCTTGTTGTCAGCGCTGGTCAGCAGATAATCTGTGCCGACTCTTGGAGTACGCAAGAGTATGCGCTATATCCTAACCGTTTCTCTCAGGTGGCACGAGGCGCATTTACGTTTCAAAAAACATTCGATATGGGAGATGTCCTATATCTCACATATTCCAATGGTGGCGTTAGACAGATACTTACGGAAATGTTAGAAGAACATAATCGTTTCTTGGAAACGGCTTCAAACGCCTATGTTAAGAGCGGTGGTCAAAAAGGCATTCTCGAAATATCACCAATGGCACAGGGGCAGAACGATTTTGAAAAGAAATTCGATACTCTTATGAATAATTATTTCAAAACCTATTTTGACGCTAAGAACGCCGTTCTTCCGCTATGGGGTGGCATTAAATATACACCTCAAACAGCAGGTGAAACCAAGAGAACAGTGTCAGAAGCAACCGACTACATTTCTATGCTAAATGACGCATTGGAAAAAGCGGCGATTGCTTTCAACGTTTCACCGGCTATCGTAAAGGGAAATGTCGAGAACATCAGTGAAGCGTTATCAATGACATTGACATCTGCCGTTGATCCTTTCGCCAAGATGTTATCAGACGAGATAACGGCAAAGCGTTATACCAAAGAGCAAGTCCTGCGTGGGTGCTATGCCAAAGTCTGTACCAATAACCTTAAGCACCTTGACGTGCTTGAAATGGCAAATGCAGTTGACAAGCTTATCGCAAGTGGCTTCTACTCAACGAATGAGTTGAGGGAGAAGACAGGTGAGGAAAGAATTCCAGAAGCCTGGGCCGATAAGCACACAAGAACTAAGAACTACGAGACAATCGAAGGAGGTGGAAACAGCAATGAATAGCATTTTTAATCATTTTGAATTCAAAATGGAAGCGGATAAGCCCAAAGAGCTTAACCTATATCTATATTCACAAGTCCGTGGAGGGCTTGCCATTGATTGGGAAAAGGGGAAAGTTGAGGAGAGCAAGACAGGCGCTAAGTATTTCGCCGCCAAGCTTGATGAGTACAAAGATTGTGAACATATCAACCTGTACATCAATTCTCTTGGAGGTCAGATCAAAGAGGGCGTTGCTATTGGAAATATCCTTAAGCGCCATAAAGCCAAAGTTACTTGCTATGTAGACGGCTGGGCATGCTCTATCGCAAGCGTTATCGCTATGGCAGCAGACGAGATCATCATGTATAGCAACAGTATGATGATGATACATCAGGCGTCCTGCTACTGTGAGGGCAATGCTGACGATATGAGAACGGCGGCGGCTGAGCTTGACAAGATGACCGATACCGCTATCACTACATATGCAGAGCGTTGCAACGGCAAGTGTAGCCGTGAGGAAATAAGCGATATGGTAAAGGTGGGTACTTGGCTGACAGCGGCAGAATGTCTTGAGAAAGGCTTCTGCGATAGCATATCAACCGCAGAGCAACCCGTTGATATGGCTACAATGCTTAGTGATACAAAGCAGTACACTATGTCAAGCGCCCTCGACAGGGAGAATGTAGACAAGCTCATTGAGCTTTATAAGAAGTCCGCCGCACAGCAGGCTTTGCCAGCAAAAAAAGCCGAAGAAGAAAAAACAAATGCCGCTATGTCGGCTTTTGAAAAGTTTATGAAAATGGAGGTAAAAAAGAATGATTAATCTTGACGCAATCAAAGAGCAGAAAGCAGATATCCTTGCTTCACTGTCAGCCGCTATCAAAGATAGTGATGACAAGGGCATGGAAACCGCCCTTGATAAGTATGGCAATCTAATTTCAGATGTCATAATGGAGCAGGTGGAGAGCACCGCTGAGTCTGTCGACAGCCAGATACTCAGCACCAGAGGTGTGAGAATGCTGACCAGTGAAGAAAGAGACTACTATAACGCCGTCATTGAGGCGGGCAAGTCCTCTGACCCCAAGATGGCATTGGCAAACGTTGATAAGACAATGCCAATCACTATAATCGAGTCAGTTCTTGGTGAGATCCCACAGCAGCACCCTCTGCTCAACTTCATCTATTTCCAGGATACCACTGGAATTACGAAGATGTTGTTAAATGACCAGGGCGTTCAGACCGCTAAGTGGGGAGATCTTAACACAGCTATCGACAAGGAAATCTCAGGTGCATTCAAGACCTTTGACGTTGCGCTGAAGAAGCTCACAGCATGGATTCCAGTGTCTAACGATATGCTTGACCTTGGTGCCTCATGGCTGGATAGATATGTCCGTGAGATACTGGCAGAAGCCCTTTGGGTCGGCATGGAAACCGGTGTCGTGTCAGGCGACGGTCTTAACTGTCCTATCGGCATGTGCAAGGACGTATCTAGTAGTGCATCAGTAGTCGGTGGCAAGTATCCTGACCAGAAGACAGTTGCACTCAATGAACTCTCCCCTGAAGCTATTGGTGCTATTGCCGCACAGCTTACCAAGACAGAGGCTGGAAACAACAGGCCACTCGACAACCTCATCTTTGTGGTCAATCCAAAGACATATCTGACAAAGGTAATGCCTGCGACAACAAATTTCGTTCAAGGAAAATGGGTTAACGATGTTATGCCTATTCCATGCACTATTATCCAGTCATGCGCCGTTCCTGATGACAGAGCTATCTTCGGCCTTGGCAAGCGTTACTTCATGGGTCTTGGCATGGCCAAGGGTGGCAAGCTGGAGTTTGATGACTCATTCAAGTTCCTTGATGACGCAAGGACATATAAGATCAAAACATACGGCAACGGCAAGCCACTCGACAGCAATGCTTTCAGGTATCTGGATATCTCAAAGCTTAAGAGATTTATCCCGACAGTATACACTGTCACACCGTCAGAAACATAAGGAGTTGATATAAATGCAGCAGGCATTATTCGAGGAAGTTAAAAATCAGCTGAACATAACTTGGTCAGACGAGGCTACTGACAGAAAGATAAACAGCATTATAGCACGTGCTATAGGAGTACTTAACGGATATGCAGGTCAGGTGCTGGATATCAACGTTGACGAAAATATCAACGGCGACGCCCAGCTTCTGATCGACTGCTGCAGATATATATATAACGATTGCTTCGAGGACTTTGAAAAAAATTATCGCTCTCAGCTCTTCGCTCTGAGAGCAAGATGTCAGATTGAGGAGATGTCAGGAGGAAGCGTATGATAAGCAAGCGGCAGACGTTCAATGACGGAATATGCACTATGGCAACTATCATCAATGCCAATAGCTTGAAAATCAAGCAAGCAGGCATAAGATATGACAATCGTACCGTCGGCTCAGAGCGTTTCTATAAAGCCGCTGAGTATCAGCACCGCTGTGATAAGGTGATAAGAATACCACTTATCGCCGAGCCGCAGGCGACTGACATTGTGATAATGAACGGCGACCAGTATAACGTCATTCAAGTTCAGATGATAAAGGACGCTAAGCCGCAGGCTTGGCAGTTATCAATAGAAAAGCGGAAAAAGAGGTTAGAAATCCATGTCAATGAGTCCTGATGAGATGGCTGAGGCTTTACAGCACGCATTTCAGCAAGAAAGTCACCGTGTTAATGAAGCCGCCAAAAGAGCCGTTAAGAAGACCGCAAAGGAAACCCGCAAGGTCGTCCAAGAACACTTCACGTTCAATACCCGCTCCGGCAAGTATGCCAAGGCGCTTACAGTTAGCACCGAGTACGAGGACTCTTTCGACATTCGGCAGATAGTGAATTTCAAGAAGAATAAGCAGTATCTTCTCACACACCTGCTGGAGTATGGCCATGCTATGAAGCGTGGTGGCAGAACTCTTCCGTTTAAGGCGAAAGCTTATCCGCACATGATATACGGACAAGAGTATGCCGAAGAAAAATTACCGGAAAACATCAGAAAGGAGATTGAGAAGTCGAAATGACATTGACAGAACTTATATCACTTTCAGGCATTCCTGCGGACAGGATTGCTAAGATAGATTTTCCAGTGGAAACGGAATTGCCGTTCGCAACATGGATAAACAAGACACCTCAGACGATATCTGCAGACGGAAGAACTGTCGCAGTTATCCCACGGATTGCAGTTGAAATATACTGCGAGCCGGAAGATGAAGAAACACATATCCTATTTGAGAACGCCCTTATGGATAAGGGCATATGTTTCTCAGTCGCCGCAGGCTATCTGGGGCAGGATCAGCAAATGGATATGTGGGTATACGAATTCGATCGCAAGGAGGAATATTAATGAAAGGAACAGTGAAAGCCGTTGCCCATGCACTGATTACAGAGTCTACAGATGTCAGTGGTGCGACAACTATCACATATGGAGAACTTAAGTATCATAAGACAAAGCTTTCGGGCACCCGTCAGGTAAGCCTTGACCCGAAGTCATCAAGCAATGAGGTATGGGCTGACGGCGTAGTAGCATTCGCAGGTCAGACTAATCAGGGTTACGAGGGAACTATCACCACACTTGACCTGTGTGATGATCTTGAGAAAGACTGGTACGGAAATGTCATCGAAGAGAAAAACGGCACACTGGTCGAAGTAGCAAGAACAGGAGAAGCGCCAAAGTTCGGCTTGATCGTACAGTATGAGTCAACATCAGAAGCCGAGGGATACACCGAGGTTTTCCCTTACTGCTATACTACAGATCGCACGAAATTCTCAGTTAAGACAGAGGAAGACAGCGGTATGGACTATGAGTATACAGAGCATAAGATTGCCTGCAAGCCGTCACCGGCTGAGGCTACTGTCAACAACAAGAAAGGACACATTGCACGTTTCCGTATAAAGGGTAACACAGTACTCACAAAGTTTCCTGAGTACACCTACACCCCGGGTGAATGACAATGAGCAATACAATAGTCCTGACCATAGACAGCAGGCAGATAGGCTTCAAGGCTACAGCAGGGCTTTTCTATCGATACAAGGAAGCATTCGGCACGGAGTACCTTGAGGACGTTGTCAAGGTACATCAGTTCGGTAAGGGCGCCTTTGTTCAACAGGTCGAATACCGCACCCTATGGGTGCTTGCCAAGACTTATGATGATAGTATACCGCCTATTCAGACGTGGCTTGACAGCTTCGCCTATGGTGCATTTCCTGTTGATGATATCTATAATCAGGTTATGCCTATACTGCAGGCAAACATGAAAGTTGACAGAAAAAATCCATAAGCGGCAGTAAAAGCGGAGATGATCGGCCTCTCAAATCGGAGGAGGTCATCTCCCTTGTTATAAACAGGGGTCTTACTGTCGCTGATTTAGACCGCATGACGTATGGTATGGTAGTGAACTATGCCTGCGCCTATGACCGACAGCGATTAATCGCCGCCGGCAAAAAGGTCATTGACCCCGAAATAAAATACGAAGAATTGAAATCAAATCTGCCTGTTGTTGAAGAACGATATAAGCAGGGAAAAATCAGCAAAGAACGATATGAAAAGTATATTGCGAAAATAAAGGCATGGGAGGGTGAGTAATGGCTAAGTCATCATCAGATGAGAAAATCAAAGGTATGTACGTCAAAATCGGCGGTGATACGTCTGAGTATACTGCCGCCATGAAAGGGCTTAATGCCGATATCAATTCGACTACAAGAAATCTGAACAATGTCAACAAGCTCCTAAAGCTTGACCCAACGAATGTTGAATACACCGCACAGAAGCAGAAACTATTAAGCGAGGCCATTGAAGCCACGAAGACAAAGCTTGATGTTCTTATCAGAAACGAGAAAGATATCAACGAGCAATATAAGAAAGGCGAATTGCCCGTTGAATCGTATCTTAAATATCAAGAAGAGCTTGAAAAGACAAGAAAGAAACTGAATACCCTACGAGATCAGACCAAGACTGCAGATGATAGCACGAAGAAAATGGGCAATGAAGCCAAAGAAACTTCTGACAAAGTAAAAGAACTTGGCACCAAGGCTAAGGAGACATCTGATAAAGCGAAAGATCTTGGTGATAAAACTAAGGACTTAGGCGACAAGACCAAGGACTTGGGGGAAAAAGTCGATAAAACAGGCAGTGTCTTCAAGGACGTTTTCTCCGCCAATCTTGCCGTTGAGGGACTGAAAGCTATAGCTAATGCCGCCAAGGAAGCGGCGGAAAGTTGTGCACAAGTCGGCATTGACTTCTCCAGCTCAATGTCCAACGTTGCGGCTACAATGGGCATGACCGCAGAGCAGGTCAGTTCAGGTGCTGAAGACTATCAGAAGCTAGAGAACGCCGCTCGTGAGTGTGGTGAGACTACAAAGTATACCGCTTCGGAGTCCGCTGACGCTCTTAATTACTTGGCTCTTGCAGGATATGACGTAAATAAGGCGGTTGAAACACTGCCGAAAGTTCTTAATCTTGCCACTGCCTCAGGCATGGACCTTGCATCCTGCACTGACATGGTAACGGATACTATGTCAGCACTACAGTTGCAGACGAGTGACCTTGACGGCTATATGGACATGATGGCCAAGACAGCCCAAAAATCTAATACCACAGTTGCTATGCTTGGTGAGGGCATTCTCCAGTGTGCCGGTACGGTCAAGTCCACAGGACAGGACGTTGATACAATGTGCACCTCTCTTGGAATACTGGCTAATAACGGTATCAAGGGTGCAGAGGGCGGCACACATCTCAGAAATATGCTTTTGTCGTTAACATCACCGACAGACGTTGCTTCCGCTAAGTTGAAAGAGCTGGGTGTGAGCGTGGCTGACAGTGAGGGAAATATCAGAGATATCAACGATATTTTCGGAGACCTTAACGCCAAGCTTTCCAAGCTCTCAGATGACCAGAAGACCAAGGCGCTTAGCGATATTTTCAATAAGACAGACTTATCGTCCGTTAATGCCATGCTTCAAGGCATGAGCGGGTCTTTCGATGACCTGAAAGCTCAGGTAGATAACGCCGACGGAGCGTGTCAGACAATGGCTGACACCATGAATAACAATCTTAAGGGTAAGCTGGCTATAATGGACTCTTCCCTTGAATCCCTTGGCATAACTATTTTTGATAAGTTCAGTGCCCCACTCGAAGACGCCGCCGAAAAAGGCTCAGAGCTTTTCAGTGAACTTACCAAGGATATCAAAGATGGAGACCTCAGTGACGAATTCGACGATATGGGCAATGCCCTTGGAGATTTAGTCGAAACAGGCGCCAAGTTCGCCAAAGGTTCGTTGCCTATCCTCATTGACGGTGTAAAGTTCTTCTGCGAGCATTCTAACCTTGTTATCGGAGGATTGACAGGAATAACGTCGGCAATGGTATCAAAAAAAGCCATAAATAACGTTTCAGACCTCGTAAAGTCATTCAAGAGCCTTACAGGTGCAACAAAAGCAGCTGAAACCGCCCAGCAGGCTTTAAATGCAACTCAAAAAGCGTCGCCGGTAGGAGCAATTGCAGCTATTATAGGTACGGTAGTTGGCGGTATTGTGTCTTATGCAACTTCGGTTGATGACGCCGCTGATTCAACAAAAGTCCTCAATGACGAAGAGCAGGCGTTAGTCGACAGCACGAATGAACTGACAGACTCCATGAAGAAAGCCGCAGATCAGAGAGAAGAAGCCAAGACAGATATAGAAGCCGAGTATAGCAGCTATAAAAGTCTTGCAGATAGAATTTTTGAGCTTTCTGACGCCGAGAGCTTATCTAATGACGAGAAGTCAGAAATGAAAACTCTTGTGGACCAGCTGAACAGTGCCATGCCTGACCTTAATCTTCAGATTGATGATCAGACAGGCAAGCTTCTCAACAATAAGGACGCTGTCTATGAGTGCATAGAAGCAAAGAAAGAACAGCTTCTTGTCGAAGCAGCTCAGAAAGATATGGTCGCTATATCAGAAGACCTCTATAAGGCTGAGAAAAATCATAAAGAGCTTGAAGAAGAAATTGCCAAAAAGAAAAAAGAAATGATCCCGATTCAAGAGAAGATGAATAAGCTAAACGCAGATTGGGCGAACGTCGCTGATGAAAGTCAGTACTGGGATCTACAGGAGCAGTATGACAAGCTTGACAAGTCTGTAAAAGAGCTTCAGAAGTCGTATAAGTCCGCAGGCGGAGAGATTGAGCAACTGAACACAGACTATGCTGACGCCTCCAAGTACGTTTCTGAGCATTCTTCTGCTCTCGAAGACAATTCAAAGGCCGTAGAGGACAATGCAAAAAAGGTCGATACGATCTATAACCGCACTGTCATGTATAAAGACGGCTTACACAAGGTATCACAAGAAACTGTTGACGCAATAGTTGAGATGAATAAGAGCTATGACGAAGCCGTCCAGAAACGAACGGAAGAATTGCAGAACAATCTTAACCTCTTCGACGAATTCAACGGCGGTGCTGAGATATCCGCAGAACAGCTTATGCAGAATTTGGAATCTAATCTTGACGGCATGGCAAGTTGGTCTGATGATATCAAGACGCTTGCAGACAGAGGCGTGAATAAAGGTCTTATTAAGACCTTGCGGGAAGCAGGTCCGCAATCTGCAAGCAAGATAAAGGCGCTACTGTCTATGTCGCAGCCTGAGTTGAAAAAGTACAGTGATATGTGGAAAGGGTGCATGAGCGACTGCAAGAAGATAGCAACATCAGAGTTCGACGAGCTCAGGCAACAGTATGATAAGACCATAGAGACGCTTCAAAAGCGTGACCAAATAAGCCAGATATCAGACGTATGGAAACAAACAGGTGCGGCAATGATGTTAGGTATGCAGCAAGGCATACTGTCTGCACAGCAGTCTGTCATTGATACCGCAACAAGTGGAGCGAACGCAGTGCTTGCGGCGGTCAAGGGGGTATATGATATACACTCCCCTTCAAAGGCATTTGAGAATATATCGAAAATGAATGCGCAGGGTGAGATCCAAGGCTGGAAGTCAGCAGAGAAGGATATCATCAAAGCCTATACCAATACTGGTGACAAGATACTGTCAGAGAATATGCGAAATACATACAGCGATACGAATAGGGTCGCAAGGTCGGTATATAATGGATCATATGCCCACAGTATCACGCAGAAAGCAGCAACAAGCGCCACAGAAAACACGCAGGTCGTCCCAACAGTCAGACAAATGCCAGAGACTATTCATAACGTGATAGTATTCCCTAATGGGAAAGTGATTGCAGAGGAAACAGTTCCATTTATAGATGTAATGCTTGGCGAAAGAGCTGCGAGAAAGAAAAGAGGTAGTGCAGTATGACACGACAAATCAGATTTAATGGCAAAAAGTCGTATGAGGATTTTAAAATCAGAATAATCAGTGCAACAGTTGCAGAGCCGAAGAAGCGTGAGATCAAAGTGACTGTACCTTATCGCAACGGCAGTATTGACCTGTCTGACTATGACGGCAATTTTTATTTTGACGACACCGAAGTATCATACAAGATGTTCGTATCTGATACAGAACCTGTCACACTGCTCCGCAGGATTGAGAAGATCAAGAGCTGGTTATGTGAAGCTCCACAGCAGAATATTTATGACAACTATTCCGAGAACTATCATTTTGTCGGCAAGTGTAGAACTGTTGAGACCAGCCTTGGTGAAGATGACATAACAGCTACTCTCGATGTCACTTTCGATGTAGCACCATATAAGGTCTCTGACGACTTTGCAGACACAGCATGGGACACTTTTTCATTCGATGATGATTGCCTCAATCAGATGCCTCTCTCCTGCATAGCACACACAGACGGCTATCATTCCCAGCCGGGGGTACTATACTTCTATTCTTATGCCAAAGATGACATAGTTCCGAGCTTAAGGTATCACAAAAATGCTAACGATAAGGACAAACGAGGATTGACAATGCTTGATCTCAACGGTCATACCCTCACAGAAAACCTATACAAAGAAACTGAATCAACGTTTAGAATGCAAAATTTCGTCGTCAAACCCGGCACAAATGTCTTAGCTCTATACGGATCTGGTTCACTTGAAATCGAACTGGTGGAGGAAATACTATGTTAGTTACACTCGATGATGCAAAGACGCTTCACGAAACTGGTTCTGTCAGAACCAACAAGCTGACAGGAACCATTGCCAAAGAAATAAACGCTATTGACACATTTACGTTCAACATATATCCCGACAACAGCTACTACTCCGATTTAAAAGAACTGACATCGTTGATAAAGGTTTACGACAAGGAAAGTCTGATATTCGATGGCAGAGTACTGACGATATCACCATACATGACTGATAGTGGCGAGATTGGCAAACAAGTTGTCTGCGAGGGCGGTTTGTGTTTTCTGAAAGATAGTGTACCAATTATCAAACAGCTAAAGTGCACAATAAGAACGTATATAGCCACACTACTTTCAGCACACAATAATTCTGTTGAAAGCTACAAGCAGATACATATTGGCAATATTAACTGTTCGCAAGTGCAGCACACATTTAATCCAGGATATGAAGACACGTTCTCAGAATTGACGAAAAACCTGATTGCCGGTGAAGATATCAGAGGTGAAATGAGGGTACGCATCGGCAAAGGAGGCATTAGATTTTTCGACTTCATAGCAAACGAATTTTCAGAGTTCAGCAATAAAACGATACAACTAGGAAGGAATATGCGATCTATCACGCAGGCGATAGACCCAAGTGAGATCATCACAAGACTGTATCCGTTAGGTGCTGTCATCAACGATGATACGGGCGAACGTGTGACGCTTTCGGGAGCAACGAAGTATATTGACAATGACCAGCTGATAAAGCGGTACGGAGTACACGCTGGAACTATGGTATTCGACAATATCACCACTCCAGGCGCATTGTCTGGAGCCGGCAGAGTATGTGCCGGAGCACTAAAAGCAGCAAAAGTTCAGTATGAGGTATCGGCTATTGACATTGATAAGAAGCTAGACGGCTTTGCAGTTGGCTGCAGGTATCGCGTAGTCAATAGCTACCTTGGCATCGACGAAATATTGAGATGCATTGGCACCAGTATCGACATCAATGACAGATCACAGAATGTGCTGACATTTGGCGACAAGATCGCCACAATTAGTGGAATGTCAGCAAGAAAATAGGAGAAATGATTATGGCAAAAGCAATTGATATAAGTTTAGAGGTCACACAGGTGGCAACAGCATATACAGGTCGAGACGTCCGACAGGCTATTGTCGACGCATTGAACGCCACACAGAACGCAATCAATGAAATGAATATGCCAGCAGGATCTCAGACCCTTATCGTACCGTCAGAGACGACACTGGCCACAACGACTTTGAATCTGCCGTTCACACCGACTCAGAATACGCAGATCATCTGTAGTCTGCGGGAGGTGTCGGCACCAACAGTGAGAAGGCTGTGTGTAGAAACATTTTTCACAAGCAACAATTTGATAGTAGCGCTGACGAACGCAGAAAGTGCAAGTGCTACCGTTCCACAGGGTGAATATATTATTGACTGGATCGTAACAAAGCCATAGAAAGGAGGAATATCAATGCACATAAAAATCAACGAAGACTACAATGTAGTCGTGAACACAGCCCTATTAGGCTACGTCGGTGAAACGAATGCAAGACCCGTGTCTGTCGAGGGCATGGAGATAGACGGCGCAGACCGCTATGTGCTGACGATAGACTATGGCGACGGCGTGACATATGAGGTCGATATCACAGGCGGACAGTGGACACCAACGGCAGATATACTGCGTTCAGCGCAGACAGTATCGTGTCAGATAGCGGCGAAGAAGCTGTCAGGTGATGAGTATATTTTAGTAAAAAAATCACGCATATTCCGCCTGCGAATAGGTGCGGCTATCGGTGATACAGCTATCCCGTCACCAAGTGTGGCAGCTGACGCACTAGACCGCATAGACGCCATAGGCAGGCAGACACACGCAGATATGCAGACAGCCGTCACCGCTGCAGAAACAGCGACAACAGCGGCGAATAACGCCACTAAATCTGCCACAGCCACAGAGAAATCAGCCGATACCGCAGAACAGGCGGCAAGCCGTGCGGAAACAGCAAAGGCATCTGCTGAAACGTCCGCAACACAGGCAGACACCGCCATGCAGGGTGCCGAAACCGCACGTCAGCAGGCGGTCACTGCACAGAACGCCGCTAAGGTATCCGCAGCGCAGGCATCTGCATCGGCACAGCAGACCACAGCAGACAAGAACATAACAGCAGGTTATGCTAAAACCGCAAAGACCTGCGCTGACAGCACTGCGGCAGACAGACAGGCGGTGCAGACGTTGGCAACGCAGGTGACAGCCGACAAGGCTACAGTGGCAGGCAATGCCGCTAAGGTTGCAGAGGACAGGACAGCTGCTGAAACCGCTGCACAGACAGCACAATCCATAGCTGATAGTCTGCCAGACGATTATGTGACAGCTGTCGGAAAAATCGCTGAGAATACTGCTGAGATAGCTAACGTGAAACTAACAGACAAGGAACTGCAAAGGCGTGTGGACGCACTGTTTGACATAGGTCAGGGTGTGACGCATAAATTTGAAACAGATACAGATACGGCATATCAGAAAGCTGTGCCGACTGGGGCGAAGCTGATGTCGGTGAAAAAAGTGGGTGGTAGGTCTATCGTATTTAACCAAAATTTTCAACCAAGAAAAGAAATCAACAATGGCATTACTGCAACCGCTGATTCTGACGGAACAATTACCCTGAATGGAACTACAACAGCATCATACATCAATTTTAGAGATGTCACGCCCGAGCAGAACAAGATAGGAAAATATGCATTCAAACTGCTGATTCTGAACAATCCTGACAACATAAGTATGAAATTCGGTTTTCTGAATCGAAGCAATTCAACCCCTGCAATTACCAGTGGTTCATCAACTGTGATTTATAATCAGACACAACATGAAATTTCACTAGGCAAGGCTACTGGAATTAGCGGATTTGTGGTCGGCACAGTTTTCAATGACGTTAAAATTAAAATTCAGATTTTCGATTTAACCCAAATGTTTGGCAGTGGCAACGAGCCTTCCACTGTTGAGGAATTCGAATCAATGTTCCCTAACGGTTATTACCCTTACAACGAAGGCGAATTGATGAGTATGAGCGTTAACAACGTGGTAGAACAAGGTAAAAACCTATTCGACTGTTACGGCTTTTCCTGCATAGCAATCTTAAACGTAAATGGCGAGCGAAAACTCAACAATAGTTACGGAACAACAATTTCTACAATTGAACCAACTAATAAAATTGTTGTAACACAGTCACAAGCCCCCGAAAGCGTTATCGCACATTCGAATAACGGGTGGTTCTGCGTAGGTATAAAAGGCATGGAACAGTCAAAAAGATATACATTTTCGTTTGACTTTACTACTACAAAAATGCTTATTCAAAATCCTGTTTTACAGATTTTAGTGAATGGAAGATTTCCAGAAGACGCTATCAACATAAGTGAATTAAATGTTAAGAAAAGAGTTTCTTTCACACTTGAATATACTAAAGTTGATGATAGGCAGTATATAGAGCTTCGATTAAGTGGCATGAGTGGTATTTTCGAGAATTTCCAACTAGATGAAGGAAGCACTGCAACTGCATATACTCCGTACTATACTCCTATATCATACACAATCCCACAAGCAATCCAAAATTTAGACGGTTACGGGTGGAGTGCTGGAACGGCACGAAACTATGTGGACTATGAAAATAAACGATACGTTCAGTGCGTGAACAGCGTTGATTTGGGGACGCTGAATTGGGTTGCAGGTGACAGTGGGAAAGTAGGTTTTCAAACATCGCAAGTTACAGGGCAGAAATTGACAAAGAATTATAACATTCTGCCAAACATCATCTGTTCAAAATATTTGGCGAAAACGCAGAATGCTATGTGGGGCAAAACCAGTGTAACAGGTATAACGACTAATGCTAGCGTTGACGGATATGTATATGTCAACGATACGTCCTACACCGACGCCACCGCATTTAAACAGGCAATGCAGGGTGTTATCCTGTACTACGAACTAGAAACTCCAATCGTAACCGATATTTCATCGTTAATACCAGACGACTTCCTGCGAAATATCGAGGTTGAAGCAGGCGGTTCAGTGACGTTCCAAAACAGCAACGATAATTACCATATACCTGTGCCGTCAGAAGAAGAATATATCGTGAAGCTGAGTGAAGTAGGAGGTACAACATGACGAAGTTAGAAAAATCTATGGTTGAGAGCATGGGGCTGACGGAAGATAATTTCAACAAACCAAAGGTCACCGAGATAGACAGGATAAAGGCAAATGTTGATTTTCTGGCTATGTTGAACGGTGTTGAGTTGGAGGTGAGCGGCGATGAGTAAAAACTACGCAAAGGTCAAGAGATACTATGACAGCCGTTTGTGGTCGGTTGCTATGGTGCACACCGCCGTCGGCAAGTGGATCACGGCTGAGGAGTATACAACAATCACGGGACAAACATACGAAAGTGAGGAACAGTAATGAAAGAAAACACAGCAAAAATCATCATATCAGCAATAGCCGCAGGGCTGTCAGCGTATTTCCGTGTCATGGCGATACCTATAGTCATTCTGGTTCTTGTGATGATCATTGACTACATTACAGGAATGTGGAAAGCATGGAACAGGGGCGAACTTTCAAGCCGTGTCGGTCTTAAAGGGCTTTTCAAGAAAGTTGGGTACATATTTGTGGTGGCGGTGTCAGGCGTACTCGATTGGCTCTTTATCTCAGGACTTTCACAGATAGGCATTGAGGTAAACGTCAGCTTTTACTTCGGTCTTATCGTGACGATATGGTTTATCATCAATGAATGTATTTCTATCTTGGAAAATCTTGCGGTGATAGGTATACCATTGCCGTCATTCTTGGTGAAGATAGTACACAAGCTTAAAATCACAGTTGAAAGCAAAGTGGATACAAACGAAAGTGAGGAATAGAAAATGACATATGATGAGTTTATCAAGAAGCACAATGGCGTAGCTGTTAACTATGACGGCGCAGCAGGCAAACAGTGTGTAGACCTTGCAACGGCATATTTCAACGAGGTCTTCGGCTCAGGTATCAAGAATTTCTGGTATGACGCTCACCATTTTTGGGATTTATTCGATAAGAACACTTGGCTGAAAGCAAATTTCACAAAGGTAAAGAACACACCAAGTTTCGTGCCGAAAAAGGGCGATGTAGCGATATGGTCAGGCACGTTGAATGGCGGCTGGGGTCACATAGCAATCTGCACTGGTGAGGGCAACACGAATTATTTTTATTCGTATGACCAAAACTGGAGTGGAAAAGCCTGCACTAAGGTCAAGCATACTTATGACCATATTGCAGGCTTCCTGAGACCAAAGAAACAGAGCAAGATAAGTGCGAAAGTGCTTGACAAGACAGGCTACAAGCAGGGTGACAAAACAAACGGTGTGCTTGCGCTCAAGGAGCTGCTGCTTCTTGCGAAGGCGGTCAAACTCCACAACGTAGGTATGGATAAGAACGGTACATACGGAAAAGGTACTGCAAAGGCAGTTAATACCTTGCTGAAAAAGTGGGGGTACAGCGAGAATGGCATTGCAGGCGTGAACTTCATCAAGAAGCTCAGCGACGAGATTACAAAGAAGATAAAGTAGGTAGTAAGACAGCCGACAGGGATTATTCCTTGTCGGCTGTTTTCATATCATTTTTTATTAATTTATTGATGTATCCATTCAAGCTCAAGCCCTGGCTTTCTGCATAATTTTTTATTTCTTCACGTTCACCCTTTTTAACCAGCACTTTTATTTGGTCATATGTTTTGGCACTATATTTTTGTACCGCTTTGTTGCTTGCTTTTGTATATGCCATAAATTCACCACCTTTTAAGATATTATACCACTTTTATATATTTGTAACAATATACATTTTATACAAATATATTGGTACAACTTTGTTGAGTTTGTCTATTGATATATTGGTACAGATATAGTATAATGATATCAGAAAAGAACGAAAGGGGGCGGTTAAATTGGACAAGAAAATAAAAAAGCTTGTTAAGCTGGTCCAACAACTTAACAAGCTAATGATCGAGATAATCGGCTTGATTGGCTACATCTTGATCATAAAAGATTTACTTAAATAAGTAAATTCGGCAGAAAGGAGAGTTGACCGCTCTCCCAACTGCTTGAATTATACCACAAAAACGAAAGGGTGTCAATATGAAAAATGATATTTTCAAACTTTGCAAAGAGCTGCTCAAGCTTGGCGGATTGATACTTGCAGTAGCGTACCTGGTGTTAAGATAATTCAAGGAGGTAAATAACATGAAAGTTACAGTTGAAAACGAGAAAATCAAGGTCAACAGTCCGTACAACAAAAGCTTTGTCGCAGGGGCAAAGCAGATACAGGGCAAGTGGAATGCCCCTTGCTGGGTCTTTCCAGAGGAGAACAAGGAAGCCGTCAAGGCGTTGCTCATAGAATGCTACGGAGAGTGTGGAGAGCTTGGTGCGGTCAGCACTGTCACAGTAGATCTTGACCTCGACACTTATACAGAGGGTTACGAGGACGGAGAAATCAGAGTTGGCTCAATCGTTGTTCTGAAAAGACTCTATCGTGATAGAGAAGTTATTTTCTCTGACAATGCAATGCTTATAAGCGGTGGATTTGCCACTTCGGGCGGCTCTGCCAAAAATCCAAGAATATCAGCTGATGAGGGTACAATCGTTCGTGTAAAAGGTGTTCCTGAAACGATTTACAGCAAGATAAAGGACCATGAGGGCGTTAAGCTCGTATCTGATATAGACGTGGAAAGCTTAAAAGCAGAGCGTGAAAAGCTTCTCAAAAGAATTGCCGAAATAGACGGCTTGCTTGCGCTATGAAAGCGGCGGTCTATATAAGGGTGTCAACGCTGGACCAAGCACGAGAGGGGTACTCCCTCTCTGCTCAGCGAAAGACACTAACAGAATGGTGTGCCACAAGAGGTTATGAGGTATACAATGTGTATGCCGACGAGGGTATAAGTGCAAAAGATATTACACATCGCCCAGCGTGTCAAGCCATGCTTGAAGCGGCGTATAACAGTGAATTTGATATCATACTGATATGGGCGTTGAGCCGTTTCACAAGGTCCGTTGCAGATCTTTACGATACATGGGATAAACTACAAAAACATAATGTCAGCGTTGTAAGTTGCACAGAGGGTTTCGACACATCTACACCGACAGGGCGTGCGATGATGGGCGTACTTGGTGTTTTCGCCCAAATGGAGAGAGAATTGACGGCTGAAAGAGTTTCGTTTGCTTTAGCTGAAAGAGCTTCACAGGGGAAGCGGACTTGCTCTGACGTTTTAGGCTATGACCTAGACGGAAAGGATAGTCTTACTATCAATGAAACAGAGGCAGAAGTTGTTCGGTTAATTTTCAAAAAATTCATTGAGTATCAGTCCTATCTACCTGTAGCTGAGATAGTCAACGCAATGGGGCATCATGGGCGACGAGGAAGTTCATTTAACGCTGAGTCGATAAAGAAAATAGTAACACGCCCTGTTTACATCGGCTATTATAGCTTTAAGGGGCATTTATATCAGGGCGACTATGAGCCGTTGATATCGGAAAAAGATTGGAGACACGCACAACGTATCGTACAGAAGATACGTTGCGGTCGGAGAAAGTATATCAGATAGTATTTCAGACGTCTCGGAGTGATCTGAGACGTCTGATTTTTTTTCTATCGTTGAAAAAAGTATAAAAATTTGAAAAGTATCGTGGGAAAAATATGTTGCGGTCTCCCGCAACCAATTTTAGGACTATCGTTTGATAGTCCTTTTTTTATGCCCAAATCACCGACAAATACCACAAAAAGATCGGCCAGTAATCCCATTTTGGATCTACTGACCGATCTTGCTGTTTATTCACTTGCACAAAACGTAACGCCAGCCTTAAA